GACGATCGTGGCCGCCGACGAGACGTGGCTGACCGACTACATCAGCAACAACACCAAAGCCCTGCAACTGAACCTGTCCACCGGTGCCGGTGCGACCGCTGCACAGGTGCAGGTCCACATGAACGCCCACAACATCCAGACGGCGAAGAAGAACAAGGGCAAGTCCTACATCGAGTTCGACGTCACCGGCATCGCCGAGGGCAACACGACCGATGTCGGGCTGTCCGGCGGCTTCTCGCCGTGCCTGATCACCTGTCAGAACGCGGTCAACCCACAGACGTTCGGCTGACCGTCCAGCAAGGAGCGCCCATCATGTCCCACGACATCACCCTGCCCTCCGGGGCGACCGTCACACTCCTGGACGTCGACGAACTCGATTTCGGCGCCCGGGAGGATGTGCTGTCCGAACTGAACGTCGACATGGACGGCAACGTCCTGGACATCGGCGGCAAGGTGCTGGTGGAGTTCCAGCGCGCGCTGATCAAGATGGCCGTCACCGGTTGGACGTGCACCGGTCGGGACGGTGCCCTGCTGCCCTTGCCCAGCCAGGACCCGACCGCGATCCGCCGGCTGAAGGCACGCGACGGCAACGCGCTGTTCAAGGCGATCGAGCCGTTGAAGGATGAACTGTTCGCCGACTTCGATGTCGCACCGGAGCCGTCCCCTACTGGGCCCTCGGGCGACTGAGGGCTTCCCTGCTGGCCGGCGACGACCGCATGTTCGCCGCTGTGCCACGGCGATACCAGCGCTACTACGACACCTACCGGCTCATGCGGATCTTCAGCCTGCCCCATCCTGACGACGTTCGGCGCCTACCCGCGCACTTCGCGGACTGGGCGCTGATGTTCGACCGGGTCGAGGAATCCGTCGCGGAGGAACGCGAGCGGGAGCGGATGCGCGCGATGTGGGGGTGACCCGGTGGAACTGCGCTTCGACGGGGTGGACGAGATGGTCGCCGCCCTGTACGTGAAGGCCGACGCGCTGGACGCCTCGGCGAAGGATGTGGCGAAGAAGCTGGCGATGGCGTTCATCGGCGAGGCGAAACGCAACGCCACCGGGCCAGCGCGGATCGCGGGGAAGGTGCGGCGCACGCGGGCCCGCAAAGGCCAACCCTCGCGTGTGCTCGCCTCCTGGGAAGGCGGCCCCGGTGTGGTGACCGGGTTCCTGCGCAACTCCATCCAGGTGCGCGACGAGCGGGCCACGGCCACCGGCTACGAGGTCACCGTCCACCCCAGTGGCCCGTACTACCGGCGGCTAGAACTCGGGTTCCGAGGCACCGACTCCATCGGGCGCCGCTACAACCAGCGTGCCTACCCGTTCATGCGGCCCGCCGCCTACACGGTCCGCGCGCGGGCCAACCAGATCGCCCGCCGAGCGTGGGCGGACGCGCTGCACGCCGCCTGATCGTCCACAGTCCGCTGCCCCTGATGTGAGGAGGTGGGCCGTGGCCGACGAACTGCCGCCCGTCGTGGCCCGCCTCATCGCCGACGCGCAGAAAGCCGCGCAGGACATGCGGCAGGCGGCTGACGAGATCAAGGCCGCCCTGTCCGACACCGCTGCGAGCACGGACACCTCCACGAAGAGCATCCAGGACAACCTCGACGCGACCGGCGACAAAGCCGAGGACGTCAAGGACCGGGTGACGGACTCGTTCGACGGCACCAGCAAGGGCGCCGACGACATGAAGGTCCGAGTCGGTGACGCCGCCCGGGGCATGGCCAACGACCTGGACGGCGCCGCGGACCGGGCGCAGACCGGTTTCGGCCAGCGACTGCGGAACATGTTCTCCGACCTGGGATCCACGGTCGGCGGCCCGTTCCGCGGCGCGTTCGGTGGCGCGAAGCAGGCCACTGACGACGCCGGGAAGTCGGCCGAGGATGCGGGCAAGAAGGTGGACGACGCCCGCAAGAAGGTCGACGATGCCGCGAAGTCGCTGGGCAACTTCAACATCAACGTCACGAGCGTCAGCAGCAACGTCTGGACCATGTCGCAGCAGTTCGGCAACGCGGGCGGCGCGGCCGATGCCCTGAAGGGCAAGGTGGGACTGATGGGCGCGGGCGTCCTGTCCGCCATCGGCCCCCTGTCCGCCGCACTGCTGTTGGGTCCGGTGGCCGGGTTCGCGGGGATCGGCATCGCGGCGGAGAAGTCCAACACGCAGGTCACCGCGGCGATCACCAGGTTGAAGACGCAGGTGTCCAGCGAGATGACCACCGCGTTCAAGCCGATCGTGCCGGCCCTGACCGGTGTACTCAACGACGCCACGAGCGCGTTCAAGGGCTTGGCACCGTCGTTTGCCCAGGCAGCGCAAGCACTTGCGCCAATGATCACAACGCTGGGCCAGGGCCTGGTCAAGACGTTCCAGTCGATCGTGCCCGAGTTCGCCTACATCATGACCCAGGTCCAGCCGCTTATCCAGGCACTGTCACAGGGCCTGTTCCAGGTGGCCAACGGGTTCGTCGGGTTCCTGGAGAACCTGAACGTCGGCGCCGCGGCGTCGGGCCTGAACACGCTGATGACCGCGATCGGTGGCCTGCTGCCTGAACTAGGGTCGCTGCTGGGCGCGCTGGTGCCGATCGGCAACGCGATCCTCACTGCCGTGCTACCGGCGCTGATACCGCTGATCGATGCGTTCGTGCAGAGCCTGACGCCGATCATCGCCCAGTTGGTGCCGATGATCGGACCACTGGTCAACGTGTTCATCTCGCTCGCCCAGACGTTCCTGGCGCTGTTCCAGGCGTTTGCGCCGTTGATCCCGGCGTTCGTGAACCTGATCACGATCATGATGGGCACGGACAGTGTGCTGGAGGCGTTGCAGCCGCTGTTCACGGCCATCGCGCAGGTCGTGCAGGACCTGATGCCGGTCATCACACAGCTGGCCAGCCTGATCTCGGACATCATCACGCAGGCGTTCCTACAACTGGCCGCGTCGATCACACCGCTGATTCCGATCGTGGGGAGCATTCTGCGGCAGGCGTTCCAGGTTCTGTTGCAGGTGCTGCCGCCGTTGCAGACGGTGTTCCAGCTGCTGATGGGCGCGATCGCCCGGTTGCTGCCGGTGATTCTGCCGCTGCTGCCGCCGCTGATCCAGTTGGGTGGCACCATCTTGCAGGCCCTCCTGCGCGTGGTGATGGCGCTGATGCCCGCGATCACACCGTTGATCAACGCGTTCGTGGCGGTCGTGCCGGCGATCCTGCCGATCATGCCGCCGCTCACGCAGCTGGTGAACCTGATCGCCAGCATGGTCATCCCGGTGATCAACGCGTTGATGCCGGTGGTGACCGTGGTGTTCGGCACCATCGCCAAGGTCATTGGCGACGCGATGAAAATCATCCAGGGCATTCTGGACGTCGTCACCGGGATCATCTCCGGCAACTGGTCCAAGGTCTGGAACGGCATCAAGGAGATCTTCGGTGGTGTCGTCCGCGACATCAAGGACATCTGGAACGGCTTCACCGGGTTCCTCGGCGCGGCCGTGAAGGCTATCGGGTCGATCGGGTCCCACATGTGGGACTGGATCAAGGACGGCCTGAAGGACGCCGTCAACGGCGCGATCTGGTTGCTGAACAAGGCGATCGACGCGATCAACTGGATCACACAGGGCCTGTCCAGTGTGTGGACCTGGACCGGCCTGCCCGGCATTCCGAAGATCAACCACATCCCGTACATGGCCGAGGGCGGTTCCGTCTCCGTCGGCGGCCTCGCGGTCGTCGGTGAACGCGGCGCCGAAGTGGTCGACCTGCCGACCGGGGCGACGGTGCACAGCAACAGCGACTCGAAGCGGCTTTTCGGTGGCGGTCCCACGAACGTGATCCACGTCCACGGCTCCATTGTGGACCCGCAGGGTCTGTTCTCGGCGGTCCAGACCAGCAGCATCCGCTTCAGCAACGACAATGGCGCGTTGGGCCTCGGCAGTAGTTTCCGGCGACCGGCAGGGGTGAGCCAATGACCGGCCAGCCGCAGGTGATCTGGGACGAGGCGATCTCCTTCCCCTCCACGGTCCAGACCGCGCAGCCGGCGCACTGGGTGTCGGTCGGCGAACGAGTCGAGCGCACCGCCTCCACGGCCCGGGGGCGGCAGTACGAATGGGACCAGGTCCAGACCGGCACCTACAGCCCCACCCTGGGCAACAACGACGGCGTGTTCAACCCGGTGAACACGTCTAGCCCGTACTACCCGAACGTGCTGCCCCGTCGGCCCTACCGCAAGCGGTTCCAGTACCCGCCCACGCAGAACATCCTCACCATCGACCAGGCCACGGGTGGCAGCACCCAGGCGGCCGGGCAGCAGGTGGCCACCGCGGTGCCGGTGTGGTTCTCCTGGGCGGTGGCGTGGAACATCGTCGCCGAAGCGGACGCGTTCATCGGCCCGAACGTGTTCCAGCAGGTGCTTTCGCCCGCGCAGACGGCGCCGTTCGCCGCGTTCGACATGGACGGCTGGTCCGCCAAGGCGAACACGTGGCATTCGGCGCAGGTGTGGATGCGCGCCACGGCCGGCGGCACGAGCCCCCAGGTTCGACTGGCGATCGTGTGGCGCAACTCCTCGGGCAGCACGCTGTCCACGGCCACTGGTTCCACGGTGACCCTGACGGCGAACTCGCGGACCTGGCAACAGATCACCATCTCCGCACTGGCCCCGGCCGGCGTGTGCGGCGGGACATTGCAGGCGCAGATGGTCAACTCGGTCGCCGTGACCTGGGAGGCGTCCGGGTTCCAGATCGAATACGCCGCGGCGCCCACGACGTGGACCCAGCCGGGCGCCTGGTACTACCTGATCAACGGGTGGACCGACCGCTGGCCCATGGTCAAGGACAAGAACGGCACCTACAGCCTGTCCCAGCCGAAGGTGGTCGACACGTTCGCCCGCTTCGCCAACATCTATCCGGAGCCGCCGTTCTACGCCGATGTGCTGGCCCTGTCCCCGGCGTTCTTCTTCCCGCTGGACGACCCGAGCACGGCGACCTCCTGCCGGGAACTGACCGGCACCTACAATCCGGCGCCGGTCGTGAACTCCGCTCAGGGCGCGGGTTCGCTGAAGCTGGGCCAAGGCATCCAGTCGTCCACCACGGCAGGCGGCAT